GACCCATGGATCACTGTACATCGTGTCGAAGGCGCCCAGAGATGTCCCATTCTTCGCTGCCTCCCCCCGCTTCACGGAGACGAAGAATCGAGGTGGGCAGCCTGCCATCTCTTTTTCTGACGCTCAGGGTCTTTCCATTGACGGTGATATCGCCATCGACGTCGGCGGCCTCTCGGATGCTATGACGGACAACATCATTTGGCCAGTGCTCACCCGGGCGCGCAACAACATCTTCATTGTTGTCGCCCCCTCGCTGCCTAATGCCCGGTTGCTCCAGGCTCCGATTTGGGGTTCTTCGATCATCCTGTCGGCCATCATGGAAGTCGCTTCCCAGGAAACCACCGCGTGCATCGTTCCCGCCGCCGACCCCAATCAGTTGATAGCTCGAGCTGTACGGACGCATCTTGCACATTCCCTCACCATGCAAGCTGCCGCCTTCATCGGGGCCGCCCCCGCGGTCAGGTATGTGTCGGACAACTCGCTCACCCGGGTCTCCCCTCAGTCGCTGCAACCTCGTAACGCCGACTTCTTCGCTGTCAACACTTGGTCCCGCCTCTCCATGGAAGACGTGCGTCCCTCTCGCGCCCCCGGTCCTTCGTCCGTCCTGGGTTTTGATGCCGGAGCTCTCGCCCCTGAATACTCGGCTCCTCGCCACGCCAAGATTGCCGCTCTCACGCAGTTGTATTTCCCGATCACGGTGGATACCGAACTCACTGCTCGACCTGCGGTTGATCGCATTCCCCCCCCCATCGCTGCGGATTTCGCTCCTGATCCGGCGTTTGAACATGGCGACCATGAACCGGCGACCACCCGCGAACGAGGACATCCCTCCTACAACGAGCTCACCGCGCAGTTCCCCGATCACGGCGCTTCCGGTGCTCCCCAACATAGGCGGGCGGATCGTGTCACGAACCGCATCTCCGAGGAGAAACGTCTCCGCGTCGGCCGGCAGGATCCCACCCTCACCTCCATGGATCGTGGGCGCGTCCGCAAGCTCAAGGACGGGTTTAAGGTCTTCTTTGATCTCTCCAAGTGGGAGGGCGGCAGGTTTTCCCCCGCAGTCTTCGACCTGGCTCTGCGTAACGCTCTCCAGTCCTGGGCCGGCGGCAAAGACCTCAAAGCCATCGCTCGCTCGCTCGCGGACAGCCCTGTCGACTGGGACCCCAAGTTCACTCGGCTGTTCCTCAAGTCGCAAACGGTCAAGAAGTTGGGTGCTCAATACCGTCCTGCCAAGGCTGGCCAGATTGTGGCCACTTTCCCCAAGGATCAGGTCTTCGCTGACGCCGTTTGGGCTAAGTACGTCGAGTATGTCCTAGAACGTATGCGCCGGCCGACCACTTACCTCCACAATCAGCCCCTGACTGGTATGATGTGTTGGTACGATCAGTTTTGGTCCCCCGGTGCCATGACCGCCTCTGACTACACCGCTTGGGACTCTGGTTGCGACCTCGCATTTGCGCATTTCGATGCCTACATCCTGGCCTTCGCCGGCGTTCCGCAGGATTACATCGACGCTTACTTGGACCGCAAGGTGGACACCCGCTGTTATCGAGGGCCTCTGCTCACAATGCAGTTTTCCGGTGATCGTTGGACTTGGCTCTTTAACACGACGCGCAACGCGGCCCTCACTGGCGCCACCTTCAAGCTTCCCGTCGGCACTCCTGCGGCCTTCTCCGGCGACGACATGGTTCTTCTCGGCTCCCACGAATACCGCGCCACCTTCCGCGCTCGCGACTGGCTCATGGTGCCCAAACTCGAGCTAGGCACTCACCTCGACTTTTGTGGTTTCACGTTCGGTGGTCCTCGCCCCGTGGTTTCCGGTGCCGCGCTCGTCACCCGGGCCCGCATCGCGCGTGACAACGCTCAGTCCAAGCCTGAGTTCTGGGACTCGTTTGATGCTGCCGCTCGACATGGAGACTCCGCTGACCCGCTCCTTTCCAACGCCCTTGCGATCGCTGCCGACGTCCGACTGCAGTTCCGCCTCCCTCCCTCCAAATTCCCCAACCTTCCCCCACGCTCCTTGTTCTGATTGTTTTCCTTTCCCCTCTTTCCCGTGAACTAAGAGCCCCTGGCGGGCCGCCACACCACTTGGTTACACTAGGTGCCCCGGCTGCATCCCTGATGAGTATACTGTGGCCGTAGTCCGGCTTCTAACTAGCCCACATTCTTTGACCCATTGAGACCGACCCGGCCGCGAGGCCGTATGTTGACGGGCACGCTCCCTGGTTTGGGCCCAGGGCCGTCAGCGGGCGCTCCACGCGTTGAGTCTCCGCGCTGTGAACGGAGCGCCGTCATGCAAGATCGAATTTTCGAGGCTGTGGGGATTCCGGCCCCCACTAGGTCGTAGGGTTCTCGTCGTCCCCTACCCCAAACTCCGCGCCGAAGCGGAGCACTGTAGAGACTGAACGGCATGCGGTCCCATCTCACCGATGGGGCTGAAAGAAACAGTCCACCCGCTTGGGAACCATGACTGGTTACCCGCCCCCCCTGCGGGCGCTTCAACCGTCTTCTATTCAGTTGGCCATAGTCTTGCCTGGTGCTTGACGTTCAATTTCTTATTCGTTCGCTTCTGTCTTTTGGATCCACACACACGCACCTCGCCCGTTCAGTAGTTCACTTCAACGCCCACATCTATTCAGATCGATTTTCACCTCAGGTTTATTCTGCCATGCAGTTCCCCCTCTTCCTTGCGTTCTTTACCCTTTTCAGCGCAGTCTTTGCGCTCCCCTCTGGCCACACATTCACACGTGCTTCATGCGACATAGCAGGATGTGTCGCTGCTCTTGCCCCGTCAGTTGTATCCTGTGCTGGTGCTGCTGTCAAAAAGGGAGCTGACATCGCCCGAGATGCGGCTTGCCTCGCCTCTGCTGCGAACGTTGTTGAAAATTTGCCCACAGACTGCGACAAATGCCTGGATGAATTCGACGTCAAAGCCAAGGTAAAGTCTGCCGCTAAGGCAGTTCAAAAAGGCGCAAAGGCAGCAGGATCGAAGGTCAAGGACATTGCGGAGGACGCGGGAGACGTCGCTGGGAAGATTGGGCATAAGCTTGGATCTATCTTCTGAGTTTGGGCGCGATGCGTCACTGGGACTTATTGCAGTATATATAGTGTGTCCACGTCAGGGTCGCCGGAGATATGGTTCTTTGTGATATAGGACTCCTTGCGGAGCGAGG